GAGGAGGACACCTGATGGACATCGAGACGCTGATTGAGCAGTTACGGTCATATACATACTGGCTTGGGCAAGATGGCCCGGAAAGCCATGATATACACCCTCTAATTTGCGACGATGCCGCCACCGCCCTCTCCACGCTCCAGTCCGAAAATGAGAGGCTGAAAAGCAAACTCCACGATGAGATCGAAAAAGAAATGAAGCGTAGAAAAACGCAAGCAGACATTATTCAAACAGAGCGCGGACAAAAATACGAAATGATGGAAAAAATGAATCAAATAATAAAGACCATGCATGGCGACTGTAATTATTGCCTAAATCAGCACAGTGGTTTGGATGGCCCTTGTAAGGGATGTGCATTTTCTGTTAAGCAAGAATTTATTGACGGAGATTACTGGGAATGGCGTGGCCTGGTGGAGGGATGATGAGTATGAAACGGTTTACTGACTTGAATCGTAAACAGGATAATATGAAATTGATGGATGCACCTATGTCTCGTGGGAATGCGGCGTGTTGGCTCCGCTTATGTGCCATTGAGGACATCCTGGGTGATGACTACGACCTTGACCGTCTACGCGAGCTGACCCAGGCGGACAAAGAGGGGCGGTGCGCAGTGCTGCCTGTAAAGCTTGGCGATTCCGTGCGTTTTGCAAAAAATCCGAGAGCGAAGTACGAAACCGTTGATGCAATCACCATATACCCGGATGGAAGAATGAGTTTTGGGTTTCACGAATACGGCGTTAAAACTGAGTGGGTAGACCGTTGGAGTGAGGACGATGCGTGTAAATACGTTCCGGTAGAATCCACCGAGGCCGCACAACGGAGGGAACAGGATGGTTGATTGGGCACTCATAAAAAGACTTGGGATATGTTTCCCTGGATGGTTTATCAATAATCAGGGCGAATTTATCGCCCACCAAAAGGCGAATGTGTATTTCAATATCAGCACTTGCGAGAACGAGATGGATATAAAGTGCAAGATATTAGAATGGTTTTCCCGCCCAGCCTGTAAGTCCACGCCGTTCCGCCGTGCAGTAGACAATACGGCCCTTCATACATTCTTCCTGAATGGTATAAACGAATACCTTGACACTACGTTTAGCGTGGAGGATATGCGAGAGATTTACACTTATCTCGGGAACGCTTGCAACCATCAAAAGACAATCCGATTTATAGAGAGCGGCTATGATATGGCCGTATTGGAGGAGCAGAAATGAAAGAGTACATCGAGAGGGCGGCTGCTATGGAGGCCATCTTTGGACTTACCATTGTAGACCCGGCTGTGGCGCAATATGCAAATGCGGTATGCTACCATCTGCAAAACATCCCTGCCGCCGACGTTGCGGAGGTGAGGCACGGGTATTGGAAGTTCCCGGTTTTTACGGACAGTGATGTAAATGACCCACGTTGTAAATGTTCCGAGTGTGGAAACATTGAAACACCGCTTGCAATACATCGGTTTTGCCCTGTTTGCGGTGCTTTAATGAAGGAGGATGAACATGAGGCTGATTGATGCTGATGAACTGATGGTTAAAGAGTATTCCCAGCTCAGAGACGGGGATGTGCTTTGGAGAATACCACCATCCCATATTGACCTTGCCCCCACCATCGACGCCGTTCCTATGGTCAGGTGTCGGGAGTGCAAACACTTCAACATAAGAACGCATGAGTGCGAAAATGAATCACTTTCAACTGACCACGAGGGAGGAGCATCATATAGTTTGAATTTCTATGATGATGACTTTTGTTCTTATGGAGAACGGAGGGAGGCCGACCATGATAAACACTCATCCAACTCACTGTAATATCTGTGGAGGGCGGGTTACATACGGGTCAAACGCAAGAGTATATGGGCGTGAGTACGGGAGCGGGTATTGCTATCTCTGCCAGTCCTGTGGAGCCTATGTGGGAACGCATAAGCCCCGCCCACAAGAGGCGCTTGGACTTCTCGCTGACGAACCAATGAGGACAGGGAAGAAGATGTGTCACGCCCTCTTTGACCCGCTCTGGAAGGGCAAGCCAAAAGCCCACAAGAAGCGTAATGACCTTTACTGCTGGCTGGCCCATGAAATGGATATACCCGTGGAGGACTGCCATTTTGGATACTTCGACATTGACCAACTCCGGCGGGCATACATCATCTTGAGAGACATACAGGACAAGCAGATGCGATATGACAACTGCGGAAGAATCTATTTTGAGGAGGCCGTCCATGAAATGGAGTAAAACGTGGATTTGAGGTGACGAGAAAATGAGATCAAGAGTACCTATATCCTCTCGACTTAGTAACAAGCAAATAGCAGCAGTCCAAAAAATCTCCCGCGAGTTGGCAGATGAGGCTTTACAGCGAGGACAAAAAAATCTCATGCGTAGATGGTTTAAACTTATGTGTATTGCATTACACAACACATATGGATTTAGTACAGGCCGTTTATCTGTCGTTATCCAAGAGATAGATAAGCTTTCCGCACAAGCAGAAAAGGACGAAATCTTTTGGGATCATGTCGATCGGGTTGTGATTGATGATCTCAAAATGGACTTCGATAGGGAGGAGAAAGTGTAA